ATTTCCGTTTATATTGGTGTCACCGTTAGTGCCGCTCCCACCCGCACCGCCCGGAAGACCTTGGGGGCCAACTCCATAACTGCCGCCGCCGCTACCGCCACCAGCCGTAATAGTCGTTCCACCTACCGTAAACGTAGTGTTGCCCCCGTTATTTCCACTTGGCGATGCGCCTGCGCCTATTGCATATGTGTATGCAGTTGAGGGTGTCACAGTAAAATATTTAGCACAGTAACCCCCGCCGCCGCCGCCAGCACCGCCCACATTGCCAGCAGAGCCTTGTCCTGAACCACCGGAACCGCCACCACCAACGCATTCAACATATATGTTGGTGCAATTAGATGGAGTTGTGTAAGAAGTTCCGCTCGTCAACAGTTGTGGCGCACGAATTAAGCGACCAATGCCCCCAGCTAGGTCTGCCGCTGTAACACTCGCATCCGGCAACCCACCCGCTTGCAGCCCCGCTATCGTTCCTGTGCCTGTTAATGTCATTGGCATATCTGTTTACCCCACTATCACTAATGCAGAGTTATCTACAACGGTTAAAGAGCCTGTGTCTGCAATAGTCACAGGGCCAGCCATCTGCGAGTTTTGACCTGCAATGGTTGATACAGAGGTGGATATGGTGTTGACGTTGCTCACCATGATTAGCCCCGAGATAATCCCGCCCGAGGCGTTTGAGTTGTCGATGGTTACTTGTGGCATTACCAGCCCCTTTCAATTAAAACGCCAGCACCCCAGTTAGCTGCTACAAATGATGTTGGCACACCACTCTTACTTATCCCTCCAACTCCTGTTGTACCTGTCGTAATAACAACTGTTTTGTAAGTAGTGGAAGAAAACGTGCCTCCATAGGCTGAACCAGAGCCATAGTTACCATCGCCAGTTTGGTACAAGCGATCACCAATTGAATACCCTGCATCTGCGGTTTTGCAATATAAGTAAGACTTTGTATCTAAATCAGCCACGCCGATGTTGTGATTGAAGCTGTACTGCGTACCGACTGCCAGCGTTGCTTGCTCAACCTTGTACCGTCCCATCAGCGCATACCAAACAATCGCAGTAGTTACACCACCAGCCACCGTTACCTCACCCACAAACACCCGATTGGTCTGCACAGCACTAGAGCCATTACCCACCTGACCGGACATGGCTTGGATGTTGAAGGTGAATTGGTTGTTAGTGGTGGAGTAAGTGCCGCCCCATTGATAAGTTGGGAGCAGAGTCGTTGAACCCGTAGTGCAAGTACCGTTGGCAGCAATGTCCAAGAACAGGTACATGGTTCCGTTGGTGGAGAGTCCTGTCCAAGATGGGTTGGTGATTGAGCCGATACGATCAAACTGACCATTGATGTCGAAGCCGTTGGCTGCTGTGCTTATGAGCGTTCCAGAAGCCGTTACCGTGGTGGAGCCTGTTGACCCGCCAAAAGCAGAAAAGCCGCTTGAATCAACAGGGCCAGAGAGAACCGTTTGCCGAACAGGTACAGGGATGAGTGAGCGACCAGCGATGACAGGTGCAGCAGGGATTACAGGAGTTACCGAGAATGTCGGAGTCCCATCCGCTGCAAATGCCAGCGCATTGATCTTTGCACCGTAGGGGCCTGATTGGATCGTGAGCGCACCGTCTGCTGCCCCTGTGAAGGAGGCGTTGTCTGTTGCGGAGCCGGGGTTGAGTATGCTGGGCATGGGTTGTCCTTAGAAGCGAATACACGCGAGCAGCGCGATGTTGCGTGGTCGGGTTTCTGCGGCGGTGCGAGGTGTGCCGTTTGTGCCGTCTGTTACTGGATTTCCGGTTGTAGTGCCGTTTGCATAAGCACCCGAACCCGTATAAGGGACAGCAACCCCTGAGTCACTCAATACACCATTGTGTTTGTGACCCTGAAAGGCATCAGTCTGTGCAGAACCTATTGCACGGCCACTATCAACCCCACGGCCATCGTCCCAAGCGCGTACAAATTCACCCCGCAAATCAGGCACGTTAAACGTGGTTAAGCCGTCACCAACACCGAAGGTTGTTCCAATAGCTGCAAACAAGGCAGCGTATGTTGTGCGCGATACCGCCGAACCGTTAGCCTTCAAAAAGCCAGCGGGAGCAGTGGACATGGCAAACCAGCATATTTCTCCAGATGCCCCGCCCATTTTTACTGGGGTCACCGCACCGTCCACAATCTTGGTCGTGCTGACCGTGTTAGCGCCGATAGTGTCGGCTCCTGTATCGCCTGAGAAGTAGGTGGTCATGGTAGGTACTCCTTGATAGTTATGCGGGAGGCGTAAGTGCCACCAAACAATCTGCTACCAGCACGCCCATTAAAAGTAGTAGTGCCACCGCTGCCAGAACCCGCCCTCACTCTAAATGTGGTTGGGCTAGTAGTGCCAGCAGTCATAACATGCTTAAACTGACCGCATGTAGCAGTTGAGCCTGTGCCCACCGAATAAATAATTGGTGACACTGCAATGGCATTAGCGGTCGAATCTTGAAAGAGGCAAGCCACTAGTTCTGCGGTATTGACCGAGTGACCCAAAGCTATCGTTACATCAATCTCAAGAGTGCTGTTTACGTTTGTCGGGGTGATAGCCAGCGTCATGTACTGATCACCCTCAGTAATCTGAGGGATCGTGTCATCGAGAGGTATCGTTGTCGTACCCGTAGCAACCGCACCCGTCTGGAACGTCTGTATCTGAGCCAGCCTGTTTGAGAACGTAGGTGGCGGGGTGAATGTGTTGGTTCCTGTAAAGGTCTTATTCCCACCCACGGTCTGATTCGTCACCGTACTTACGTACAAGTCTGTGGCTCCGGGTGTTCCACCACCGACCACTTGGGTTACGACACCTGTGGGGAATGTGATGGTCTGTCCTGTCGCAACTGCCAGTACACGGTTGACCATCACATCTTTGACTTTGCCAACAGTGTGTGTACCTGTACCAGCAGAACCTGCAACGATGGCCGTCCCACCTATGGTGGATGAGACTTGGAACGCTGAAGAACTCAGCCCTGTGCTGATGACGTAGTAGAAGGCCGATGTCGAGAAGTTGGTCGGCAACGTACCTGCGGTGTTGAACCTTACAGGCTGGTCTGCTACGAAGGTGTTGGCCGCTGTGACAACAGCCGAGCCGTTGGTAAACGTGCAAGCAATGTTGATCGATGCATTTCCAATGGTGTATGAGCCTGTGGCGAGTTTGTCGTTCTCGTAGAAGACTTGGTCGGTTCCCGCACCTGTAGCTCCACCGCCGCCACCACCACCAGATGAGCTTCCAGCACCGCTGGACAACTGGAACTGAGTGCCGTCATAAATGATGGTGACCGCTGCACCCGCAGGTATGTCGCCCGAAGACAACGCTGTAGCACCTGACTTGGTGATTGCCTTGGCACCGAGCCCGTTGATGTTGATGGTTACCGCGCCTGTATTGGCACCAGCAGAAATGAACCTAAACGCCTGTCCTACTGTGTAGGCTGTGATGGCAGGGGTCAGGTTGCCTGTAATGCTGTTGGTGCCGCTGACCGAGGACAGCATAAGGTGGGTGCTGTTCTGCGTGTTGGTGATCGTGGCATAGGTAGATACCGCGTCGGAAATGGGTAGGAGTTCGTTGATAACCGCCGCGGTTAGGTTTAAAGAGACCGTAGTTCCCGTAGCAAACGCTCTTGCAGTGGTGCCATCTTGAGCACGCTCAACTGTGAATATGTCAATGCTTCGGTTGGTGCACTTCACAACTTCCGGGATGTTGGACGAATCCAGCAGGGTCAAGTAAAAATACCCGGTGGTAGGAAACGCTGCGCCCCCGCCGGTTGCCACAGTAAATGTTGTGGCGCTATTGGTTACCCCCGAGGCTAGGGTGGTACGGGCGTTATTTATGAGCTGTGCGCGTGGCATGTTCTACCTCAGAATTGGTTGGGCTTAACAGACATAGAGCTGTTGATACGCCCGCGTTTGGATATGTTTCTAGCGCGGTTCATGAATGTGCGGAACCTGACATCGGACTCCCTTGCTTTGGTGTCGTCGCTAAAAAAATTACCCGGTATAGAGTGGATGCGCACCCGTGCGCCCGCCACAATGGCCTCAACCCAGTCGTTGTAGAGAAGGTCTGGGAGGGTAGTCGCTGCCCGGGTTGGCTTAGTGGCAATGCGAGCGCTCAGTATCGAGGTCACGGTCTGTGCCGGTAGGGGGTACACCCCAATAACTCCGGGGGAAAGCTCGTAGAAACACCTTGGCTCGCTCATTTGCTGGGGAAGCCCTGTGACACCGGAGCTGAACGCAAGGATGCTGTCTATTTCAGCCGTAGGGGCGGGGGTAAGCAGTGTGCCGCCGTACCAGACCTTCATGGTGCTGACGATTATGGTGTCGGCTGCAGGGGCTAACGTGTAAGTTCCAACGCCAGCGGTTACATCTACCGGAGCTAACTGTTGCTGCACGAGCTGAGTCTCTTCACAAAACTCGATGGCCGCATCTACTAAAGACTGGCGGGCTAAAGGCTCAGAGCAACCGGTCACCCAAGGTAGCAAGCGGGGGAGAAACAGGGAAACTGCGCTCATTTAGCACTCGTCGGGTTGGTCGGGTTAAAGGGCGCTGCCGCCAGCGTCGGACTGCGCTGGAGTTGTTCTGCGGACCCTACGCCTAGCGCTTCCTTAAACATCTGGTAGTGCGCTGCGGCTTTAGTGGCGTTGTCGCCGTATTCAATGTCTTTGCTCATGGCCCGGTAGCACAGGTAGTGCGTCATGGCATTGCTCAGGCTGTCTGGCACGGAGATGAAATCAGCCCCCAGTGTGATAAGTGGGGGGATGGCAGAGTAGACCATCTCGACATTGGTGCCCGCCACTGCAGGTGGGTAGGTTTGAAACACGAACGGGGTAGCGGGGTCGTAGGTGTAGTGAACAATGGTGCTGCCCGGGGTACTGGAGTGCCAGTCAAGGTCAACGTCGTCCAGCAACGACGCCGTGGTAACGCGTATAACTCGTCCGGGGGTAACCCCGTCAGCTGCTATGTTGCGCGTAATGTTGAGTAACAGGTGTATGTCAGTGAGGCTGACAATAGGCTGGCGAACGCCGCCAGCGAGGGGGAAAACAATAGTTTTAGTAAAAACGTCCGGTTTAATCAGCACTGCATCGCGCTGCCCGTCGTTCAAAAAGTTAATCATCTCGGCAACAGGCCAACGCACGTACGAGGTATCGTGCAGCAAGATGGCGGCGCGGTCGATAACTATTTGTGCAGTTGTTGCCATAAATCCTTAAAAAGAAAGGCCCAGCCTTTTTAGGGGCTAGGCCGATTCTATCAAGCTAACACGTTAGTTTCAAGAAATAACGCAGACAGCCAGTGATTCAGGTTTAACAACCTTGTAGCCGAACACATTCAGTGAGCGGATGTAATCGCCGAAGTCAGAAGGATTACGGATGGTTTCCATCTTAGTAATCTGGCTGGCAAAGGTGATACCGGACTTGTGACCTGCCACGATCACACGACGGCGGGCTGCGTTGGTGGTAGCCGAAATGGAAGTCTCGTCACCTGCACCGGAGGTCCACACGGTCGCGTTAGCGGCTGCAAAGGGCAGCTGGTTGGTCACGTACACGGTGAAACGGTCAATCACACCGATCTTGCCGTTGCGAACCATAGACTGGCTGTCACCCATAAACTGGGCTTGGGCCAAGTTGGTGTTCATCAACAGAGCGCGGGTGGCGGGGTCCAACAGCAAGAAGCGGTCAGACTCAGGCACGTTTTGCTCGTCCAGCACAGAGGCCATCTGCAAGATTTTGGTCAACACGTTTGCAGCGTCGCCAGCGGTTGCGTTGATAGCGATGGGGGAACCGGATGTACCCAAGTTGAACGAACCAGACTTTCCACCTGCAGAAGCGCCTTGGTTGGCAGCGGCGGCAGAGAAGATGGTGTTGTAAATGACTGTGGAGTCAATCGCAATCTTCATCTGCTCACCGGCGTCAGCCGAGAACATGTCCAGCAAGTTAGGTTTGGCTTGGTAGTCCAGCACGTCATTGATTTGGAAGGCGAAAGCCTTGGCCTTGTCAATGTTCATCTCCTGCACGTCAGCCTGTGGGACTTGGTAGTTCAAGCCAGCGCCGCCAACGGAGTAGTTGGTTACCGTGATGGTAGGAGCTGTGTTGATGATGACCTTATCACCCATAGAGCTGATTTCACCTTGCCAGTTGGTGTTGGCAATCTCACCGAAAACGGTGGCTGCATAGAACTTGGCGTTCAGCTTGGCGGACCAGACTGAGGGGATGAAGTTGCCCGATGCGGGAACTGCGGTGTTGAACGGGGCGGATACTGGGAAAACCGTTGAACTGTTACGTTGGATAGCCATGATTTATCTCCTAAATGGTTGGGTTAGCTGATGCGGTGGAAATCAGCGCCGTTGTTGGAGCCGAGTGCGAGGAATACCGCTTGACCTTGCGCAGCCATTGACACGGATGCGTTCAAAGTGCCCACGCTGTTGGTTGCAGAAATGGTTCCGCCAACGGGTGGGAAGATTGCCAAGGTGTTGGTGGCAACTGTGGAAGTCACAATAACCATAGAGCCAGCTGGTAGCACGGGCAGTGCAGCCATGCTGTTAGCAGCCATCGTGGAGATGACGTTGCTCATGCCGGGCAGCGTCTGGTTAGCAATCGCAGCCGCCTGCGTATTGGTGGTGTTGGTGATCGTGAGACCCGTTTCGCGTCCGCCGATGGCGGAAACTATGTTCGATACGTTTGCCATTTCAAATTACTCCACAGTGGCCGCGCAACGGGGGTCGGTTTTAAATGATTCGACCTTCCGCTAACGCGGCGTTAATAATTCCCTCAAGCCGCAAAAACTCGGCCTCGTTACCCCTGTAAGCTCCACGTCGCTCTGCGTCGTAAAACGCTGTGACTTGGGCTTGCGTTATCACGGGTTTATCCGTAATAGGGGCCGGTGCCGCCGTTGATGCTGATCTCGGGCTAACATGTTTGTCCAGAGGGTCGGGGCCTTTAGGGGCGGCTTTCTTTGGGCCAAGGTAGGCATTGAATACAGCTGCGGCTTGCTCGGCGTTTAACTCCGACCTAGCTCTATCCAGTGCTGCCTGACGGTTCATTCCGTACACAGGGTCCACCTCTGCCAACCAAGCTAAAAAGCTAGGGTCTGCGTTGGTTTGTTCCCAAGTCGGGACTAACTTGGTCACCCGGTCAAAGAACGACTGTTCGGCTGTCACGGCAACTTGTTGGGTTGTGCCCTTCATAGCGTCTGACAACTGAGCAATCTGGCTCTCGAACTGAGCAATCTTCGCGTCAAGCACCTGTGATGCACGACCAATCGCTTGGGATGCAACACGGCTTACCATGTCCACTAAATCCGCCCCAAAATTCTCAACATCTCTGGGGTCCGCAACTTGTGGCTGCTCCGGTGTCTGCTCTTTTTGCTCGCTCGCCCGGTTGAGCCGTTCTACGGCTGTGGACAAGTCGGACTGCAAAACTTTTACCTGATGCTGCAACTGCGGAACTTCTTTTTCAAAAATTCCTTTAAGCGACAAATAGCGTGCTTGCCATACGTCGTCTTTAGGTTGCGGCGCAGGTGGCGTTTCCTCGACACTCACTTGCGGTTCGGGGTTACTCTGTGATGCAAACGGGTCTGCTACGTCTTGTACAGGTTCGGCTTGGTCCTGCGAGGTCGGGGGTTCCCCGTTTGCCTCCGCTAAAGCTAAATCTGCGGCGTCCAGTGCGGCTTGCACCTGTTTCGGTAATCCCATAAATACACTCCTGTTCCGCTAGGCGGTTTGACAGTTAAAAAACCAGTTTTCACTGGGGAAATCCATCGGGGCCTCGAAAGGGCTTATCCGTTAACACGCGAACAAAAGCTACTTCTTTAAAGCAGCGGGTGCGTCATCCATCAGCTTTAGCATTGACTCAATAAACGCAGCTCGCCCTTGGGCTTTGCGGAGTTGGTCGATGTCGATAGATTGCACCAAAATCTTCATGTCACCGTCGAGTTTGAACTTGAGCCATTCCCGCAACTTGTGCTGTCGAGAGAGGTAGTCGAAAAGTTCAAGCTCGTCCGGTTTCGTCATTAGTGTGTTTATACCACAAACTAACGCGTTAGTTAAACAACATCTTTCGATACGTCATCAACAGGAGCTTCTTCTTTAGACTTCCTGCTTGACTTGGCGGGTTTGACTTCTACGTCAGTAATACCTTGGAGCATCTTAAGTACGTCTTCGCCTTCAGGTGTCAGTACCAAGGGTACGCCGGGGGCGATCACGCCCACATCCTTGTTGCGCCAGATCAGGCGGTTGCCAAAATAGCTCGCGCCCTCTTTCAGGAAAAGTTCTTCGTGGTTCACGGTTTACTCCTAAGTTACTTTTTCAAAAAGGCTGGAACCTTACCCTTGGCCTGCTTTTTATCCAGAGCCATGTCGGCTTTGGAACCTTCCTTCATGCCCTTCTTCTCGACGTCTTTTTTTGACTTCTCAAAAGGTACGTATTTCTTTGTTGCCATATCAACACTTCCATTTATCAAGTGCCAACTTTTTACGGGTCGGCTCACCGTTGGGC